GCATTATGATATATGGAAGCCATTGTTAAATTATCTTTTTGATTATCTATCAAATTATAATAATGGATTGGTGTATATTTACATGGGAAAACAAGCAAGTACTTGGGCAGATAGTGTTAATGACAATTGTTATAAATTATTTTGTCCTCATCCTGCATCTGCTGTTTATAATAAATCTAATAAATGGGATTCAAAAGATGTATTTCATACAGCACAAAAAATAGTAGAAGAAAATTATAAATACTTAATTCTTTGGTGATGGAAGAGATATTTAACAGACTGATTAAAGAAGGTTTAATGCCTAATACTTACTATGTATTACATTGCCTAAAAGAGAAAATTATTCCTAACAATATTGTCAATAAAGAACTAGAAATCAGTAGATTAAAAGCTAATGATTGGGTTAGTGAAGATTTGGTATTAACTGCAAAAAGTCTTATATTTACAGAAGAAATCAATAGTTTCTTTAAGAAAACTAAAAAGAAAACCGTTAGTGCACTTATGGGAGAAGATTACATAACAATGATGCTAAACTACTTAGAAATATTTCCTAATAGAAAACTTAACTCTGGCAAACCTGCTAGAGTAAATGTTAAAAATCTAGAAGGAGCATTCAAGTGGTTTTTTGAAACTTATGATTATAGCTGGGAAACAATTTTAAATGCAACTGAAAAATACGTGTCTGAATATGAATTAAAAAGGTATGAGTATATGAGAAATTCACAATATTTTATCCGTAAACAAAACTTGGATAAATCCTTTGAGTCAGATCTGGCTACATATTGTGAACTAGTAGTATCTGGTGCAGATGAAGTTCCTACTTATTTTAGGGACAACATAGTGTGATCAATTTTTAAAATCCACATATGTCAAATTTATTTAATGGTGCAAGACCTTTGCTACCTGTTAGTGAAAGGCAGTCCGTAGAAAAAGCACTCTATAAAATTAGAGCTAGGAGACAAGGTACATTAAAATCCTTAAAGAGTGCCTGGCCTAAATTTAATGATGCTTTCTGTGATGGTCTTGAATGGAGAACAATAACCGTAGTTGGTGCCAGACCTGGAACTGGTAAAACTTTATTTATGGAGCAGTTGATTAGTGATATTATTGCTAATAACAGTGACCAATATTTTAGAGTTTTAAAGTTTCAGATGGAGATGGTAGATGAAACTAGCGGTGTAAGAAAACTAAGTCTGATTACAAGTGCTGATTACAACACATTAATGAGTAAAGATGGAAAACTTGTAGATAAGAGAATCTATGATGAATGTGTTAAGTATTACAACAACATGCAAGCAATGGACAGGATTAATGTTGTCTATGATGCATGTACAATAGATGAGATGTGTGCTACTATACACTATGAAATGGATAAGTACAAAAATGATGATGGTACTTTTAATAACATGCTAGTTGCTATAGATCACTCAGCTTTATTTAAAGTTGGTAAAGGACAGAAAGACAAATTTGATATGCTAGGAAGCTTAGGTGAGGCTCTCACAATGATGAAAAAGAAATATCCTATAGCATTTATTGTACTAAGTCAGCTTAATAGAAACATAGATGATCCTAAAAGACAGGAAGAAGGTGTTTATGGAAATTATGTGTTAGATTCTGATATTTACGGGTCTGATGCTTTGCTACAACATGCTGATGTGGTTATGGGTATTAATAAGCCTTCTGTAAGAAAAATTAGGTTGTACGGTCCTGAGAAATTTATTATTCAGGATGAAGATATCTTAGTGTTTCATTTCCTTAAATCAAGGAATGGTACTACTAGAATAAGCTTCTTTAAACTTGATCGGACTACAATGAGGATTGTAGAAGTACCAACACCACCAACAGCAATTAAACCAAAAATTACAACAATATGAGCGTAACAACAGTAAGAAAAACAAGAGAGAAAGAATTCTATGTAAATCACATAGAAACTTTTAAGAAGATAGGAGAGTCTGATCCTGCATTCTTGATTAAAACAGCCTTTTTTCAAAAAGGTAAGTATGGTAGACAAGTTCAATTTTTTGAATCTGAATTAAATAAAGGTGAAGATTTGTACATTGAGTTTTATGACAATGTAACTGATCCTTCCGGAGCAATTTTAGATGTCAAACCATTCTATGAAAATAGACAATTGTTTAGATATAGGTATAATCCTTTCTACTCAGAAGAGTATGATAAGAAAAGTGGTACATCTTCTACAGGTGCTGACTATTCTTTATTTACAGTTCCTTTACAAGAATTAGTAGCTGTTAATCCTGATGGATCCACATTAAGTTTTGGTTTATTTGAGAAAAGACTTACTGAACTTGAAGAAAAGAAAAAAGCTGGTGATTTTGATATAGACCTACCAAGACTTCAAAAGTCTTTAGTTGATAACAATGATTTTCCAGATTTTACACAAGGTTTAACAACAAGACCTGCTACACCAGAAGAAAGTTTCGCTATAACACACAAAGATCCTTTGATGAGTGAAATGACAATTCAAGATTTTGCTGCAATTATGTGGAAAAAACCTGTAAGTAACAAACAATGGTTAAATGATTTAATTAGTAAGTAATGAGTATAGTACTTCCAACTACAAAGGTAAAGGCTCAGAGAGCTAATCCTAAAAGATTGGTTATTTATTCAAAACCAAAAACAGGTAAAACTACTTGTTATGCTGGTCTTGAGAATAATTTAATCTTAGATTTAGAACATGGTGCAGATTTTATTGAAGCATTGAAAGTTCCTATTACTAGTTTACAGGAGTTATTGGATACAGGTAAAGCTATTAGAGAAGCTAATAAGCCTTATACCTATATCACTATAGATACTGTAACTGCATTGGAAGAAATGATTCATCCACTTGCAATAAAACTGTACAAACAAACGCCTAAACTACATGGGCCTATTAGTAGCAATATTGATAGCAAATCTCTCTAATTGCTGGAAAACCCATTGCATATTAAAATATATTTTATAACTTTACGGGTAAATATAAATATTATGAATGGACAATCAGCAGCAAAGGCTTATAAACCACAAAAAATGATCAATCCTGGAACTATATTTAACAAAGTAAAAGTGATAGATTTTGCTTATTCAGCTAAATCTAGAGCTTATTATTTTACTGAATGTATAACCTGTGGAGCAGGCTCAATTAGAAGAATGGATCATATAAAAACTAATCCTGAATATTGTAATAAGTGTAAAGAAAAAAGAACTGCAAAACCTAAAGTTCAATCAGTTATTAATAGTTTATATTCCGGATGTAGAACTAATGCAAATTGTAGAAATATTTCTTTTACTATAACTAAAGAATTTTTTACTGAAATAATTAGTCAGAATTGTTTTTATTGTGGTCAAAAACCAATTGAAACACAATTTTCAAAAAGTTTAAACAGAACTGATACTAAATTTTTACATAATGGTGTAGATAGATTAGATAGTAAGTTAGGTTATACAATAGAAAATTGTGTGTCTTGTTGTGGTATGTGTAATCTTATGAAAAATAAATTTTCTGTAGAAGATTTTTTAAAAAAGATTGCTCAAATTTATACTTATAAGCAATGTTCAACGACTATGCCGGAAGGCAGTACACTACAAGCTAATGGTAGTGGAAATGGGAGAAATCCAGAAATGGATTGTGATATAGTCTGATCTATATGGTAACATATAGCAGTTCATTAGAGAACGCATTAAACTGTTGCGGGTTTAGTGGAACATATATGATGGGTAAAAATTATGATGGAGATAATATAACAACTTTACCAAATGGTGCAGGTTATTTGTATATTCGCCAAGCTTTTTTCCAAGTATTGGATTTTGTGGATACATTGGCTGAGTATATAATCTTATCTGGTCACATCAAAGACAAACAAGTTGATGATAAAGGTGAGATGGTTATGTCTGCTAATATAGATTTGACAGGTAAAATAAAGTCTTTAGTTTGTGCTAACGCAGATGCTATTGGTTATATGTACCGTAAGGGTCCTAAAACTATGTTAAGTTTTAAGACAAATGATGAAGTAACTTGTGGTGCTAGACCAGACCACTTGAGAAACAAAGAAATAGTAATTGCTGATTCTACTGATGGAACATTAAAAGTTTCTTGGGATGAAGTATATGTAAAATAAAAAAGTAAGTTTAATAATTAAAAAAGAAAAAAAAGATGGCTTTAAGTACAACTGATTTAGGAAAAGGCACAGGGGTGCCAAAAACAATTACACCAGGTAATCAAGTTTTAAAAATTAACTCTATTCACTTAGAAGATTTTTCATTTATTGAAGGTGCATATCACTTAATGTTGAATGTAGAAACCCCAGCTATTGATGATTTTGAAGGGTTTTTGATTGACAAAGATGATGAAAGTAAAGGTCATTATGCAGGTCAAATTGGTAGATTAAAAGCTAGTCAATATGCATTTGCTGATGGTGAAACAAAATCTGGTATTAAGATTCAAAGAGATAGATCAATTATGATTTTCTTAAAGAACTTAGCACATACATATGGTATTGATGAGTGGTTTATTGCTCAAGATAATAAATATGATACTATTGAAGAGTTTGTTAAAAACTTTAGTGCAAATGCTCCAATTAAAGATACATATCTTAACTGGTGTGTAGCTGGTAAAGAATATATGGGTAAAACTGGTTATACTAACTATGATTTATTTTTACCAAAAGGTGAAGGTAACAAATACTCTTACGGTACTATTGAAAGTGGTAAAGTTGTTGAGTATAATGAGACTAAACACCTTAAAAAGCTTGAAGTAACTGAGAAAAAAGAATTTGGTGAAGATGCTGATTTAGCTATACCAAGTAAGAATGCTGCTGACTTCAGCTTAGATTAAAAGTAATTAACTTTTGAGAAAGGGAGTCTCAGTGCTCCCTTTTTTATTCTAAACTAAATTGATATGATTTCTACTAAAGCAATTATATATGATTTGAATCAAGTTCCTACAGAATGGCCTTTTGAATTCTATCTTAATCTTCCAGAAAAACTTACTGGACAAGATGTTAAAATTAAATCAGTATTTTCTGCAGAGAAGACACCTTCCTTTTGTATATATTCAGATAAAATGGGTAAGTATAGGTTTAAGGATTTC